AAAGTAAATTTGCCAAAAACAAATTTGCCATTTTTTTAGTGAAAAGTAAATTGGCGAAAATGAAATTGGCGAAAATAAAATTTGCCAAAACCAAATTTGCCAAAATTAGTGATTGGCAAAAATTTAGAGGTCTTTATTTCTTTCTATGATGGATTGCCCTATTTGTGCGTATCCACCAGCATCAAGAAAAGAATCGAAATGGTCAGGGTTGTTGAATCCTCTAACTGACTTCATGGCTATCATCATAGCTACCGCTTGATTGGTAGAAATATTTTTCCCCAGCATAGCAGTCCAAATTTGAGCCACTTGCGCCCAAAACATTTCGTAGTCGCCATAATCTTTAGCTTTTTGGTTTAGTATTTTGTCTAGGTTTTTCATTTTTACTCTCCTTCTTGTTTTTAAAAATTTTATCAAAGTTTTCGTCAAACTTGGATTTGTTATAGGGTCTAACTTTTGAGCCTTTACCTGTCATGTTTTATCTTTCACCTCCGTAAACTCCACGCCTTCAAAGACCTTTGCTAGACTCAAGCGTAAGTCCATAAAGTCTTTAGGCACAAACTTAAATAATTCTTCAATGCTAATAAAGTTAACGCCTTTCTCTCTTTCGTGATCTCTGCGTAATCTTGGTAACTGATAAGCATAATCAGAAACATAGAAGATATTGTTATCAAAACTAAAGCATTTGAAGTCAGGATCTAATTCCCTGTAGCCCTGATCTTCCATGTTCTTTGCAAGCGCTTCGTAAGCTCTTTGCATCATATCTATGGTTTTCATCATTTCATCATCATTTTTGCTGTTAAATGCTTCTCTGTATATATCAAGCGCTTTTTCAAACCGATATCTAATTTCAGGTTCAATTAGAAGTTTTAATCTCGCATGATAAGTTCCCCATTCAATTTCAAAGTTTCTTTGGAACTCACGAAATCTTTTAATTTTGTTTAAAGTTACAACATTAAATTCTTTTTTTATTTTCATAAAATTTTCCTCATCATTGTCTGTTTGTCTGCGTCTATACCTATAGGTATATAGACACAGACAGACAAAGACATATTGATCTGTCTATCATATAGACAAAGAAATAAACAGAGACAGACACAGCCCTGAAACCCTTGATATTAAAGGATTTCTTTGTCTGTATCAGAATAGACAGAGGCTTTATATTGGTTGCCTTCATTGCCTGTTCCCTCTAAATATACAACTTTGCCATCTTTTGCCATGTTTGACAGATGATTCCTTATATTTGAGTCTGTATAGTAAGTTTTATTGTCAGGTTTCAAAACTTTGTTATACAGATTCCCACTCTTAAACCAGTAATTTTTTGCATAATCTTCACAACCAGTTTCAGCTATAGATTTGGCAACTGCCAATCCAATTAACGCATCATTTATTTGTTTCTGATCTTTGGTAAATGCAAATTCATTTACTTTAGGTTTATCAGTTTCAACAAGCACAGCAGATGTTAAATCAAAGCCATCACCAATAAGATCTATATCCTCTAGCTCAAAATACTTTTTCTCCATACCTAAACCATCTTTATTAAGTGTTTGGCTAAGTTCTACGCCCATGCCTTTTGTTATCTCTATGCGCTCTACCTTAAACTCATAATCAATAGAAGCTCCAAGTACACTAGAACCCCTTTGCCTATCGGTATTGCCATGCCCTGTATGATGAACAAGACATACGCAGCATTTATAGTCGTGAATGATATTATCAATGCAATTAATAAAGTCTCCCACATCTTGCGCTGATGACTCATTACCTGTGAAGTTTCTCTGAAAAGTATCAAAGATAACCATGCCTATTTCTCCGTGCATGTGCTTAAACACATCCAGTTCTTGCCTAAGAAGCTCATATTCAGTTGGGTCATTCACCCTTGCGCCTTTATTAGATAGATACAAAGGAATTCCTTTTAAAGAGAATCCTTTAGCCTTTCTATACTGTTCTATAGCAGCAAGCCTCCTGACAACGCCTCTCTTGCCCTCTCCGCATAGATAAACTACAGGAGCTTGGGTAGTACGATTGCCAAAAAAATTAACGCCAGCAGCAATATCAACAGCCATCTCGATCATTACAAAGGTTTTACCTGACTTTGGCTTACCAAATACCGACATAAGCGATTGCTTCTCGCATACTTCTTCAATAAGCCATTGGGGGTTTTCTAGCCTAGAAGTCACCTGATCGGCTCTCTCGAAGTATAATGCGCCAAGCGGTATAGGGGCTTGGTTATCATTAATATGCTTTTCTAGAGCCTCTGAGGAGCTATACAAGCCACTTTTCCAAGCATCCCACAAATCATCTTTCTCTTTAGCTTCTTCATGCGGTTCAGCAATGACCACATTAAAGCAACCATTCGCTCTTAAATGATTCTTTATTTCGTTGGCAAACTTCTTACCAGCATCATCATTATCAGGATAGATTAAGATATCCCTGCCATATAGAGGAGACCAGTCTGAATTCTTCCATCCTGAGACTCCTCCATGATGACAACAGCAATCCCCATCGTAGATCTTCATAGCGCCTTGTAGCGCCTTCTCTCCTTCTACGATAAGGACTGGCTTCTTGGGAGATCGTTCCTCCACCTTAATCGGCAGTTGACCCTCAGGTCTCTTATTAACCCAAATGTCTCCTCGCCTTGAATAAGGTAGATATTTAATCTTGCTTAATCTATGCCCTTCAGGAAAGCGTAGCACCATGAAATCATTGCTATACATAACTTTGATTTCGGCTTCAGTCCAAAGCCTAGCCATGTCTTCCCTTGTAAATGATGGCGATGCAACTGTGGGTGTGTTATGCACTATTTCTAAGGAGGGTGTCACACCGCCATCGTTAAAACCTATATTATCTAAATAATCTTTCACTTCCTTTCCTTCCCTTCTAATTAACCATTCTACTCCTCCTCCGTCATTGTTTTCAAAGTCGTAGAAAGTACCTGCCTCTAGGTTGAGCCTGAGACTGCCTTTATTGTTCCAAGAATAATAATTAGCAGTTTTCTTTTTAGGCTCACCTAGAAGGTCTATGGCTACTTGGGGAGCTATTTCTACCCATTTAGACATTTAGAAAGGGATATCATCAAAAGATTTATCTTCTTTCTTAGGTGCAACAGGAGCTTCTTCTTCTCCTGTGACATAAGCAGGTAGCACAAACTTAGCTGGTCTATCTTTCCAATCTACAAATTCAAATCTAGGAATTGCAGTTGTACCAACGCCAATCTTCAATTCCTCTGATTTTAGATATTTGAAGCATGGTAGCTTTGGTGCATTATTGTCTTTGGCGTTCCAAAATCCTCTAAGAAGATTTTTAAAAGACTCAAACTCGCCATAGGTGAATCGCTCCCATAGCAAAGGTCTATCGTGGCTATCCACATAAACCCATACGCTAAATGCGCGTTTCCACCCATCGGCAGGTTGTGGGGTCTTCTGTCCTAAGACTGCATCCCATTTAAATTCGTATCCATTGCTGTTATAGATACCCCAGCCAGTTTTAATGGTGTCAGGATCTAGAATCATGTAATTAAATTCTAAGATATCTTCGCCATTCCAAAAGCATTTATCCTTTGCCTTGTGAGCAAGGAACATGCTGTTCACGCTATCGTGTAATATTTCCATGTAACACTTCCTTAATGTTTAGTGAAGAGTTTGACCTTCACTTGGATTATATTTTGCCTTCAGCCATTCAATATTGTTTGACTTCCAGCTCCAGTAGTCGCCTACATCATCTATTCCTAGAATCTCGCAGACATACAAATAATTTTGATATCGCTCAAAGCAAAAAGCATCAAAGTCGTCATCAAAGATTATGTGCATTTTTTCGTATTAACTCCATGTCTTTCCAAATGTCATCTAGATAACCCAGCATAACACTTTGGTTAGTTTTAGGAATACCCTCGACAATAAGCCATGCAGGTAATACAAATCTTTCTTTGTTCCTATTGTATTTATAAATAAGGAACGGAATCTTATCTTCGCCAGCAGCTTCACATGCTTGTTTCCACCAGCGCTCTTGAGCAAAGGTAGTACCATCACCAGCGTAACACTTACACTCTATGGCAAACTTTTCCCAAGTTATGTCCTCTTGTCCTTTCTGTTGGTATTGGTCTAGATTGCGTTTAACTCTTTCCTCTAGACCTTTTTCTTCGCAATAATCATTTATCATCTTTACTATCTTCCTTTCAAATGCAGCGCCTTTATTTCTAGCGTTTACCACAGCGTTGATTCTCCATGAGTAAACATCCAAACCAAGCTATCATCATCATGCGGTGAAGTGGTAAAGCTAATAGTGCCATCTTCATTAAGACGCTTAACAGAGTCATCATTATAAGTAATACGCATGAAGCTACCATCAGATGCAGCTTCGGCATAAATGCTTTTTACGCCTTTACGCCATTCATCAACTCTTATCTTGAGCCTCCGTCTTGCTACTTCATCAGTGTACTCAGACATCGCCAAGTTCCTTGCTTATAACTTCTTTAATGATTCTAGAAGCTACTTCACCGATACTTTTTTCCTTTTTCTTTACTTTGAAGATCCACAATAGGTCGTGACATTCTTTGTCAACCCAAATAGCTTCTTTATTATTATTATTTTTTTCGCTCATTCGCTACTCTCCTTAAATGATTGTATATAATAAATATGGGCGCTGGCAATACTCTCCATTAAACACTTCCTAGTCATGCGCCCTCTTCTTAATTCTAGGTATCTTTCTTCTCACGCTATACGCTTCCTTTGCAGGAACTATCTTCTCAGGTTGAGCCTTGTAATTAATCAAGCCCCAATCTATTTGATAGGTGTCGCATACCGCTTTCTCAAAGTTACCCATTAGGTGCATAAGCCTCGCCATTAACGCATCCTTTGTCTTGGTCGCAGATTTAATAGTCTCATCAAGATTTTCTATCTGCGCCAAAAGGTCTAGCGTAGTCGGCTCTAGCTCTAGCACATCTTCTTTGATCTCCTCATCCTCGAACATGATGTACGCATCTTCGCTGGTTTCAGGATCAAAATAAGTCTTAGTCTTTACTCTCTTCTGCCAATCATCAGCTACCTGTCTCAGCTCCTCTGCGAAGCTAGGATCACGCTGATAAAAGTAATAACGCAATTCATTAACTGTATGGTGGAAGACGATCAACACGCCCCAAGAGACATTTAGAATTTCGCATTGAACTTTTAATTGATCCCACCCACGCCATTTAAGGGGTTCATTGTCAGTTGGGTAGGCAGAGGTCAACTTACATTCAATAACGCCAAGTCCATCAATAATCATTCTTCCACCACATAGATACCCTTTGCAGGGTCAGTTTCAATCGTTATGTTGTCAGCCACCGCAGTTCCATCCAGCGAACATTCCACAGGAAAGAAAGGGTGCGTATATTTATCCTCATGCTCTGTAATCACTTTGGTCAAACCAATCTTCTGACAAGCAAAGCGGATAATATGTTCTTCAAAGAAGTCTCCAAGCTCCATAGCAAGGTTTTGTTCAACTCTGCTACTTATACCTTCGGATGCTCTGATATTTTCTTGTAGCTGCTTCTGTGGGCTTTTATAAGTGCCATTACCTATGGCATTAGAATAAATGCTTGCAGTCAATATATCGTCTCTAGTCTTCTTACCAACCATTATCGTTGCATCATGAAATAGACTGCGCCTATAAGTAGCACAAAAGTAATCGCTGACATTGCTTCAGGACTCATGCAGCACCTCCTATATTAGTAATTCTCCATTCAGCAATAGGTGTTCTAATCACCATTGCATCACCTTTATTCAAAGCCATAAATTCTTTCCTTTGCGAATCAGAGAAGTAAAAACTATTTCTTTGCACAAACCATTCATAGCTTGTGTAGATAGGATCTTCCCAATCTTTAAAAGGAATGTCTTTAGACTTCCTGTATCTTTCTTCTATCGTGTACATATTTATCCCCCTAATATTTTGTAGATTTCTTGAACACTCTCCCTGACTTTGATCTCGTCTTCTCCGACAAGCTCAATGACAGTACCTTCATAAGATCTATAAATACCTCTTATGTTTTGAACAATTATGGTGACAGCTTGTGGGCTACCCCATTTGTGAAGTTTGATTGCTCTTTTCATGTATAAGAATATAAACTTATATTATTAAGAAAGCAATACTTTTATATAGAAATATTAAATGGATGTGTGACTTAGGTGTGACAATGTTAAGTTGCAAAAAAAATAAGGTAAGCTAAATAAAGAAGTTGATAGATATAAATATTTTTTAGTGTTAATTATCTGTTGCTTTTATGAGAGCAATAAAAATTGTTTTATATTCTCATGCAATATTATCATTTTATATTAGGAGTAATTATGGATTATAAAGTTGAAGATTTAACCAAGATGGGATTTGGAAATAGGTCAACAATTTGGAGAAAGATTAATAAATCTGAATTTCCAAAACCTATCAAATTAGGAACATCATCCACTTCGCCTGTTTGGTGGTGCAAAGAAGACATTAACAATTATATTAATGAGCTTAGAAGAAAAGCTGGATATTTAAAATAAATAAAAAAGGGTGGCTTTGCAGCCACCCATCATATATATACAGGAAGGGTAAATATGAAAAGATTATCTCTTTCGTATATTTTAGGCATTGTTATCTAGAATATCAAGCAAATTCTTGACCGCATTATTGTTCTTCATGTGTTCGTCTTGGATCGTAATTTGCTTTTCAGTTTGTTGTTTGATGAATATTACATTGCGTAATTCCAAAGAGACAAGTGCATAAAGATCAATCGTGTTTTCAGGATATTGTCTATCTTTAGATTTACTTCTTCTTAAATCGTAACGCCAATTAATGCGATGGATTTCGTGCTGTGATTTGGTTTTGACTTGGCATCTATAGAATTGATAGTTGTATTCAAAAACTATGTCTGCAATGCCTTGACTGGTTATAAATACTTGGTCTGCAATTTGGGCAATGATGCTTGCAGCTAAAAACTCTCCTGCATTACCTATGTGGTGAGTATGATGCAGAGCCATAATAAATTAAGCCAAAGACTTTAATTCCTCTGAATTGAATATTGCGCGTCTGCCTACTTGCTCTGCGTATTTTGAATTTAAAAGCTCATCCCCAGCCTTTTCCCATTCACCTAGTTCCATATATGAACGAGTCTTTCTGAAACTCATAAAAGTATTTATCCCCATATTAAATACCAAATCAACACAGACATGCTGTGCTTTTGGTGGAAAAGAAGTCCATATCGCCCAATGTTTATCTAATTGAGCAATCGTTTCTTTGATATCGTTTTCAAGTAGGTATAGTGCTTCTTCCTCAGTGATGCCTCTATTCTCAATCTGCCTCCCCACCCCTATGGTAAGCAGGTTGCTCTTGCATCTGTAGGCTGTCAGCACCATACCTTCAAAATCTAGTAAACGCTTTTTAACAAGGTCTAAATCTAAATCGTGTTCTTTCATTTTTAAATACATTATCTTCCCTGCCCCCTATATTTTTTAAATTGTGCTTTTTTATTTTTTGGATAAGTGTTTGGTGAAGCACCAATAGATGTTCGCTTGGTTTTAGATCTTTGATAATCGTGAGTTTTTGTTACTGATTGTTTTGGTTTAGCCATTGTTATTTAATTGAAATACCGCACTCTTTTAAACGCTGATATTCCCTTTGCTTTAAATCATTAAATTCTTTTTGTAAAAATTCTATTCTTTCGTTCTGCTGAACATCTAGCGGAAGCATACCGCCAGTTTCCCAGTCACGAATCCAAGTGCTGTGTTCTTTAGCATCATCTTGTAACTGCATAACCTTAGTTTCTAAAACTCTGATTTGCTCAATTAATGTTGCATAAGCATAAACAGCTATACAGATAGCGATTGCGATTTGTAT